CCCCCCGCCGGGGGGGGGGGGGACCGGCCGGTGTCGCTTCTTATTCTCCCCCCTCGTCTAACAGGGGGGGTACAGAATCCGAAGACGCCGGCACATTCCAAGAAGCCTTTGAATGTTACGAAACCTATATCTTGGACGGTAAAGGTAACCTCTTAGGTGTTCCGCTCCGTCGTGGTGTATCCGATTCAGCCTTTATCGACCAAATTAGCTTTTCATTCCACGAAAAAACCTTTTTCGACAAATACGGTGTCCGTGTAAGCCTTTTGGAAGACGAAGATTTCATCCGAGCTGCGTCCATGCTCGCCGAAGAAGTTTTTGGGTTCGGTATCTACAAAGAATCCAAAGGCTCGGGCGGTCGTTTTTATGAGCGTTGCTGGTTGATGGGTTCGGAAGACGCCCTGTACGGTCGCGTCCATTTTGGCGGCCAGCAAAATACCATCCTTTTCGAACTGACCGGCACCGGTTGCGGCGTCGCAAAAGAAGGCTGGGAATCCCGACTGTTTGCATTACTGACCAACGCAATACGCCCAAAAATTACCCGCGTTGACGTAGCCAAAGACTTTTTTAACGGCGAATACAGCCCGAACCAAGCCCGTGAAGACCGCAATAAAGGTCTTTTTACCTGCCATCACGTCAAACCAAAAGGCGAATGTTTGGGGTCAGATTGGGAAGAAGACGACGAAGCCAAAATGACCAAAGGCAAGACCTACGGTATCGGCTCCCGTGAATCGTCCAAATACGTCCGCGTCTATGAAAAAGGCAAGCAGTTGGGCGATAAAACAAGCACTTGGACGCGCTTTGAAATTGAATTCAAAGCAAAAGACATCGTTATCCCTTTCGAAGTTTTGCAGAATCCAGGCGAATATTTCGGCGGTGCATATCCGATTTGCGAACGCTTCGCCCAAAAGGCAACACGCATACACGCGGTTAAGGAAGATAAGGTCATTTCAGCCGACCGCTACCTTGAATGGGTGAAAAAGCAATTCGGACGCGCGGCCAACGGTCTGAAATTCATTTTCCCCGAACTGGACAAAGCCAAACTGTTTGAACTGATTGAGCCGAATCATCACAAGCTGCCAAAGTCTTTGGCACCCGAAGCCTATGACTGCGCCTTTTTGAAAGCCCAAGCTATTCATGATCAGCCCGCATTCAAGCCGTATAAAGACCCTTACGGTATGTACGAATATTACGAGCGTCTGGAAAAACAGCTTGAACAGCAAAAACACGTCACAAATGAAGAAAGCTATAACAACTTCATGTATGACAAATTCGCAAGACAACCTATTTCATGGGCTTAAAGCGTCTGCCCGCAAAGACGTTTAATCATACAAGGAAACCAAAAAATGAATATTCAACTTCAAGGCCACATCGTCGGCGTTAAAAAATTCAACGGACAAATCGAAGGCAAGAACTTCGACTATTGCCGCCTGATTGTCGCCACGCCCTTAGATAGCTCCCAAGGCAACGCATTGGGCAGCTCTACCACAGAATACGATTTTGGCGGCTCTGCCAATTTCGAGCAGTTCCGAAACGCCCAATTTCCTATCGAAGCAAACCTCAACGTAGAAATCGTTACTACAGGCAAAACCCAAAAACTGAAAGTCATCGGTTTTCAACCCGTTAAGAAAGGCTGATTGAATGCAGAAAGTCTATGTTGTCCAGTCCGTATCAACAGGGGACTTTCTGTACCTTTCTCCTGAAACGGGTGACATCGGACATACCAAATTAATCACCAATGCCGATTATTTTTACGACTTCGAAGAAGCGATTAACGCAGGTTTGGAAGAAATCGGTAATCAATATGAATTTGTCGTATTCGGATTTTTGAAAGACTGATTTTCAGCGTTCGGCGGTCGCTGGAAAAAAACATCATTATTTCCGCCAAACACTTTTAAAAGGAAAAACATCATGAAATTGATGAACACTTGCCGTAAATACGGCGCAAAACTGGCCGTTGTTGCCGCTGCTCCTCTGGCTTTGGCTAATCAAGCATTGGCAGATACAAACTTGCTCGATACCGCCTCTACAGAAATTGGCGCTCTCAAAACAGGTATTGTCGCATTCGGCGTTGTTGTTGTAGGCATTGCGATTGCTATCGTGTCAATTGGTCTGGTTAAACGCGTGATCAATAAAGCATAAGGTTTGATATGGGATATCGAGTAGGCCAAATCTGTTATGGAACGCAGATAGAAGCTCAAAATCATGTGATGTCCCAAGTCATACCGACAATCGATAAAGACGGGGTGTTAAATCACCCTGTTTTTATTGGTTCGGCATGGGAATATCACGGAAATCAAGTAAAACTCAACTTTCCTCAGTGCAATAATCAAGATTTTTATGATCAGGGCAGAGAGTTGGGACAGTCTATGCTACTTGCTTTTATAGGTTTATTTATTGTCGTAGTTTGCTTAAAAGTCGTAAAACTGGCCAATATGCAAAATGACGAATAAAAGGGAAAAGGAAAAATGAATGATACCAGAAGTTTATTTTATTCTCGGCGTTTCGCCCTACGCAGTCGCCTGCTTGTGCTTGTATGTTTTGGCGCGCAAGTTTTAAGCCCGTTAACAGCGTTTGCAGAAGTCGGCCTTCCTCCGCCGGTACAACATCAAAACGCAGGCTTTCCGAGTGACCAAGCCTTGCAACGTCGCGGATACGATCCAAAAACAGGCATTTGGAAAGTTGATGTACAAAATAACGGCAAACCGACAGTAACTAAAAATGGCGGAAATATTAATGGTAGCCAAGGAAAAACCGTAACGGTTACAGGCCGATATGGCGAAACTGGCACGATGAATACAAATGTTAATCAAAGGGTGAACGTTGGTAAAGTTGAAACTGTATTGGGTGGGACATTGGCAGGTGCTACTGCTATGGGTGGGGCTATTGGTTCTGATTATGCAGCTTGGACATATAGAGACATAAAAAATGGCGATTGGGCTATGGCTGCGCGTAATGGTGTTGGTGCAATTCTGACAGGTTTATCTAAACTTGATATTACTGGGCTTGGTTCAGGAATTAATACTTTTTTAGATAAAACAGGATTAAGAGATGGTGCTTCTCAAGAACAAATTTCTAATGCGATTCAGAAAGCAGCCCAAGCCCAAAAGCAAGCAGAAGCCGAAGGCAACTATCAAAAAGCAGTAGCTGAAGCAGCAGCTAAAAAAGCAGCAGAAGCAGCACAAAAAGCGCAACAACAAGACCAAAAAAAGAAAGAAGAACAGAAGAAAGACGAAGAAGCAAAAAAGAAAGGATTATTGAAATATCAATTAATAGTAGAAGTCGATGGGTCATATCAAAACTATGTTTTTTATGCTCCAGATGGTTATAGATTGAGTGGTTCTGATGATAATACTTTAGACCATGCGCCTTCTTATTTGGGAAAATTTGTTTCATCCTACAATATTGATATAGGTAAATCCGCCTCACCTTCACAAATTAAAGTAAGCACACCGTCTGATAAGCATGTTTTTGTTAGATGGAACTCATACAAAGAAGGTACAGTTCCCAAGTCAGAAGAAAAGAAAATTGCACAAAATCAAAGCCAAGTAAAACCTGAAGATTTCATGCTGACACAAAAAGAAATGTTAGACATTCTTAAACGTATGCTTGAGAACAATCAGACAAATCATGCCGAGCTGATGAACCAATTGGCAAAAATGGGCGTTATGAATCAATCTTCCGAGTCAAGCACATTTAGCCCTGATACCGCACTTAGTGCGCCGTACACACCTGAAGGCAGCAGCACACCTCAACAGACAAGATTCAAAATGAATCAAGACGGCACTGTAGGCGTTGATTATGTGCCACGTCCAGATTTAAAGCCAAACAGTCCAGAAGCACCGAATAAGCCCGAAAAGACAACACCGAGCAGACAGGAGAGTCCGGACACGCCAAACGCACCAAATAGCCCTAATTCTCCCAATACACCAAATGAGCCGAACAGTCCGAATAGTCCTAACAATCAACAAACGCCAAGACAGCAAGAAAATGGCCTTTGTTCGCTGTTTCCGAACATCGCAGCGTGTGCAGATATGGGCAATGCAGAAGAAAAAGATCTAAACATTCCGCAAAACGATCAAGATATAGGCACTCTGAAACCGTTGGAACACTTTCAGACGGACGGTGTTTGTCCAAAGCCACAATCATTTGATTTTGGATTGTTTGGCCGATTTGAAATGGGTTATGACACAATTTGCGACATTGCCCGAAAAATCAGGCCAATTTTGATTTTAATATGCATGATAAGTTGTAGCTGGGCTGCATGGTCGGCAGTCAAGGAGTTGTAACATGTGGAGCAAATTATTAACTGCCGTATTGACAACCGTAGCAGGAAAAATCATGGCCGCGTTTGGTCTGTCGTTTGTAACTTATGTAGGGGCAAACGAACTGCAACAACAGTTATTAAGCTATGTAACAAATCAAATAGGCGGTATATCTGATGATGCCTTACAAATACTTTATATAACAGGCATGGGAGTGTGTCTTAATTGGATATTTGGCACTTTCGCATTTATTGCATCGCTTAAATCGTTTGCCAAACTCTCGGCAGTTATGTCAAAAAAATAAAACAGATAATTAAAAAGGAGATAAAAAATGTTGTATCTGATAACAGGCGTACCTGGTTCGGGCAAAACATTAAAAATGATCTCGGACTTGATGACAAGAGACGATTTAAAAAATCGTCCGCTTTACCTTGACGGAATTCCCGAAGTTGACGGCCAAATCATTCCAAATCTGCCGATCCCTGAAGGCGAAACAATGCAGACGTGGCACAAATGGGCACCTACTGGCGCGATCCTCGTGATCGATGAGTGTCAACGCGTATTCCGTCCACGCCCAAGCGGTTCAAAAGTCCCCGATTATGTCGCAGAACTTGAAACACACAGACATAAAGGCATAGACATTTTTTTATTGACACAACACCCACGGCTTATAGATGCCAACGTCAGAAGCCTGATAGGTCATCATTGCCATATCGGCAAAACCAGCCTAGGAGTTCGGCGTATGGTCGAATGGGAAAGATGCGCCAATCCCGAAGCAAACGGCGATATAGCAAACGGCGTTAAAAGCGTTTATAAACTCGATAAAAAAGCATTTGGCGTTTACAAATCGGCCGAAGAACACACAAAAATCAAAACCAAACGAAGCAAAGTTATATTTATTTTGCCTTTGGTTCTTATAGTAATTATATTCAGTATGTTTATTGCATATGGAAGTTATAAAGACATATCAAAACCGATAGAAGTCAAAAAAACAATCGAAACAGACAGCAACCAAACTCCACAAAACACACAAACGGCACAACCCCAAATTGAACAAAGCGGCCAATATCCCCAACAAGAGCCGAAAACAACCGAAAAAGAGGAAGAAAAGCCCTATATCACACAGCAAGACTACGAACCAAGAATAGCAGAGCGTCCCGAAACTGCCCCAATTTACGACAGCATGAACAAAGCCTTTAAAGCCATGCCGTGGCCGTCTGCCTGTATCAAATCCGAAAAAGGCTGTA